CCGCCGGGGTTGGTCGTAGCCCTCATAAAAATTGGCAAATCGGGCGCAGTGGACCGTAGACGTGACCGCATGTAATTCCATGCGTATGGCGATTGCCACTGCGTCAATTCGTCAAAGCCTATCCAGCTAAAAGCTAGACCCTGATAGCGCAGGACATCTTCATCTCTGTCGAGGTATGACATCCACAATCTCGCACCAGATGGCGCAGTCCACTGCATCTTTCTTTCTGACCACTTAATACCGGGCCAGATTTTTGGGTACAACTCCTGCGACTTAAATATAAGTTCTCGCAACTCCTCTGTGGTATGTCGCAGCAGAAGCCCACTAAACTGTGGATGCCCCATGTATCGTAAAGGGTCTGCAAGCATGGCATAGCTTTTGCCACCACCTGCGGAACCACCGTACAAAACTTCTCTTTCACTCGCAGCCAAGAACTCCGTCTGTGGTCCGGCGTTTGGCTTGAACAACACATTAGCATGTTCTTCTATGCTTTGTGTTTCATATGAAACTTTTTCAATCTTAGCTGCTGGCTCTGGAGCCTGTTCTTTGGTTACTGATTTCTTCCGCTTTGGCGATTGCCTTTTCCGCATACTCTGCCCACTTGCGGAGGCTTGCAGCTTGATTCTTACGTCTTCGCTCATTCGTTAATCTTTTCCTCAAACCTACATGCGAGATGTATCTGCCAGTCTGCGTACTCAACCAGTTTGCTACTTCACGATAGCTGTATTGATTTACGTGCGACCTAGCCTTCTCTAGCAAATCCAATTCAATTGGTATAGGTTGAAGAATGTCGGGATCTTCATCATCCTGTTTGTATCCGAATGGTACTGTACGTGCAATACGTGGGATAGCTACCCATTCGTTTTCTTCTTTGATGTCTGTTGGCTGCGGTAGCTTCCACTTGCCTATGCTTCTACTCATCGTCCTCAACAGGTGCTTTAGGTGGCATAAGCATAACACCGCCACTTGCCTCTACCTGCATCTTCTCTGTCTTCACCAGACCTACACGGTCAAGCAGTTCTTTAGCTGCAGACATCTTATCACGAATACCCAACTCAGTCGGGTCATACAAAGCACCTGTCATCGCCATCGCAGCCTTCGGTGCGTTACGTGCCATGTACATTTGTGTTGCCTCAAGAATTTCTTCTTTGATGCCTTTTATAATTTCCGAAGTGCTAGAAGTGTCAGCATATCCCGCCATCTTTTTTGCTACTACCATATCGCCGCCTGCCTCTTCAAACAGGACGTTTAAAAATGCTTGTTGCTTTTCTGTAAGTTCTCTAGCCATTATTTTCTTTTTCTGTTATCTACTGTATTCACAACCATGCCGCCTTTGCGCATGTCATTAATACCAAATCTTTTTTTTAATTCTTTGAATGCATCAGCAATGCTTTGTCCTGTTTCTTCCGCAAACTTTTTAACATTGTCCATGTTGAAAAAACCAAGAATGTCTTCTTCATAGCCATCAAAAGTTCTTCCTCTACGGCTAATATTTTTGTATTTAGGTTTTTTACTACCCATCAAAACTCTCCATTATGCATGGCGTTAGCCAACTTGATAGCCCTGCCTTTTACTTGCTTTGCCCATCTGCTGTCAAGCATCTCTTTTGCTGCGGTCGGGTAGTCTTCACATTCTACAGCAGCCCACATCTTCTTAAATTTACACAGGCGGGGTACACCCATGTTAAATGCCATATCTATCAATATAAGCTGACGTACAGAGTCCAACCTGTCCACGCAAGGGTGCGCACGTAACAGTTCTTCCTCGACAATCTGTACGTCATTCGTTGCTAGATAGACCGCATCAGCTTCGGTTATTCCCCATTCATATACGTGGTCAATAGATGGGTAGTCCATCCAGTCAAGTTCTTCTTTGCTTATACCACGGTCTTCTAGGTTTCGTCCAATACCAATAGTAGCAATTCCTAATGTATCTTTATATACTTGTAGGCGCAGACCTTCTGCAACTATTAGTTTTTCAATCAAATCTTGTCTATCATATTTCATGTACCAATAGCCCCTACTATGCCACAACTATACTCAACAGTTTTCCAATCACCATCTCTTGGTATTGATTCATGTATGGCTTTAAACTCTAAACACTCAGGTTCATTTTCAAACCACTGGATAGTTTGATTAAAACATTGACCGTTTGCAAAACAAACATTTAGAACTAACGCCCATATTATGTGAGTCATTTGTTCTCATGCCCCATCCATACCGCAAACGCACCCGTCATTGCACCTACAACTGTCGATACAAAGGCAGCCTGCTGAGTCGTTGCATCTGCACCCAGAGCCATAAACCACTGAACTACCTGATAACTCATTATCGTCATCGACAACATCATTAGTCTTGGGAGTATCTTCCATGCTAAAAACTTTTCCATTGTTAGTTTTGGCACGATTTATCTCCGCTTGTTCTGGTGTAGTGTGGTCGTGCATGTGCCACATTTTCATTTTTTACCGAAAAACTTTGTCGCACTTCTGACCCCAAAACTTGCAGCAACAATGACGCCCAAGCTGTACTGGTACCATTGAGGCATTTGCTCCAATTGTTGAAATCCATTTGCGACAATACCTTCCATGCCGGGTATAAAAGCTAATATAAGCGGGATACTAAATAGTATAACTAGCCACTCGTCTTTCCAACTTGAAGACGAAGCACGAGCCATTTCAATGTCCCAATCAATTTCTCCACTGGCTTTTTTCTCCATGATAGCTGCTTCAGCCACAGCTTTTGCGACTTTAGTTTTAGCATTTGCTTTTGTTTGCTCAACTTTGCCATCAATCCAACTCCCTGCAATATTTGCAAGTGGTCCTATCAGTGCTGTCCACATTAGCTTCCTACTCCCCGTCTGAACCTTGCTGTTTTCTTTGATATACTTTTAGGCTGCTTGACGAACTGCTTACCAGCACGAGTTCCTTCTCTTTTAGCACGGGTGGTAGCGGCGTATTCAGATGGCGATAACGCCTTGATAGCAGCGGTTGGTAAATAACGCTCACCCGTTTCGGAGGACTTTTTACCACTTTTGGTTCTCCACTTTTGACCTGTCCAGTTTTTTAAACTTTGTTGTGATTTTTTAAGTGCCATGAATAAGTTATACCATTATATTATATGATTGTCAAGAGAAAAATAAGCAGACCTATACCAAGAGCCATAACCATACCGACACCAGCAGCAATCTTTATGTTTTCCATCATCTCTTGTTGGCGGCGTATGGCCTCTCTTCTAGCCTTGGCTTTAGCCTCTTTTAATTCTTTTATACGTTTGTTTCTTAAATCAACTATGGATTGCCACGTCCCCGGACCAAATCTCATGTCCACTAAGGTACGCATCTCGTTGACCTTTTCTTGTGCTATACGAGCATCTATAACTTCTTGGGCTACTGACTCTATTCCTAGCTGGTCGCCTAAACCTAGCCCAGATTTTCTAGCCCTTTGTTGTTGTACTTGCTTTTCACCCTCAAGCAGATTGTCTACGTATTTAGCAATCTCGCCTATATCGTTGGCGGTATTAATGGTAGACTTAATACCATCTACGGCACTCTTTACCAGTGCGATACCCGCTAGGGTTTCTGCAATCATCTCTGTTCCTCATTGGTTGGTTAGTTATTCGCATTTATCTTTTCCTGCACATCGCTTTGGGTAACAATGTACTTTCATAGAATAGTAGTCATTTTTGTAACTAGCTGCCCATCTATTGTCTTTGAGCATATATTCGCATTGACTTTCAGTCATGGGTTCCTGTAATGCAAGTTGCCCTATATAGTGGTCTGTTATACCGTCACTTCCCCACATACTTACGATCAATATCCACTCTTTCATTATGCTGCCAGTGCAGGATTACTAGCATCCACTTGCATCCACTTAGACCACTCATTATAATAGTGGCGCATACCCACTTCATCGTGGATCGTGCTATTCTCGTGTCGTCCGTGCAAGATGTTACGGGGTTCTGTACCTTCTCGCATTGTTGTGCCTTGACCTGCGACACCGATCAGGTCTTCATGTAAGTTTCTACCAAACGGCCCCCATATAGAGTTATGATGTTTGATACGTGTCTGTCTTTCTTTTTCTGTGTCCCTGCGTAAGCCATAGCCACGGAACTCGATTAATACTTTGTTTGGCCCTAATGGTGTTACGCTGTCACTGCGATAGGCACTACCACGTAGGTTAAAGTTGTAGCCGGGAAATAAATCTACCATATACCATTGGTTAGGTGGAAGGTTAGGGAAACTAAGTTCTCCTCTGTCGTCAAAACCATCGTACTCTTCGTAGTTAACTGTAAAGCTACTGACGTTGACATGTCCGTTATCGAATGGAATATTTTTTCTAGCAAAGTACTCATCATTAAATCCTGACACACGGTTAAAATAATGCATAAAATCGTGATAAAACTCACTATTGGTATCGTGCCATAGTTTGTAGTTTGTATCTATGACAGCCTTGTGGTAATGAAAAACTTCCAGTTCTTCTGTATCTATTGCGTCTGAAATACAGTCAAATGCACCGCACGTCCATTCTTCAACGCTTTGCGAGGGATCGGGGTCGAGAGTAACCCAAACCATGCCACCATGTTTGACTTCACAATGTAAAGGTTTTTCTGTGGTAGCAAAATCCCATGTGTACGTGCCAGATGGTTTACGAATATCTATATCGTTTGTATTCTTATACGCTTGAACATTTTTACCATCTATGTTTATTGCAATGACTCTTATGTCTGCAATTCTTGTTGTTCTAAAGTCACCCTTATTACGCATCTCACTAATGTGACACATAGGCACCCACACTTTAGAAAATATGTTTTTTTGTTCTTGATCGTATAAATTGCGATCAGAATATATAAGAGAGTTTACATACTCTACTTTAGGTTTTTTTGTCCAGTCTTTATGATTGCGAGGTGGCATTAACTTGTATATCCACCACCAGCTTTTTTGTAAGCTGAAGCAAGCATCTGTGCTTTACGTGCAGACCACTGTCCGGGTGCGCCACCTTTACCACCAGCCTTAATACGCTGGAACTGCCGTTTACGCATTGCAGGCTTTGTGTAATTACCTGCTTTATTTACAGTAGAACCACCTTTATTTAATTTTAAACTGGATAAAGTTTTAGCCTGTTTAGCATGTAACTTAGAGGCTTTCTTTAAACCCTTAACCACTTTCTTTACTTTCTTTTTATTTTGTGAGGCCATAATCTCCTACCTTGCTGGATCAAAATATTCTTCTACAGATATTGTAACATCTAAAGTCATGCCACTTTCTATATATGATACTATCATATCTTTCTGATGTAAAGTAAAAAAGTTACCAGACACAACATTATGTGTAGTATTTGCTGCCATACTCAAACCATTAACCAACGTCTGATAAGATGTATCATCGTTGTGGTATATTTGAATATTAGCTTTCTTTGTGCTAGCAGTACCATTGCTAAGATGTAGAAATCTAACGATAGCACTATAATTGTCTGGCACAGTATATACTACATCTGCACTCCCATCAGCAGAAGTACTAGTGACTCTTTTATTTTCTGTGGTAAATTTAGATACACTAAGATCGGGCATTATCTACTTTCCCAATATGGTTCACCATAATCATGTAATATTTCCTCGCCTTTTTTTATTTCTTGAACGGCAAAGAACTCAATAAATCTTTCATCTTTGTCAGAAATATTCCACTCAGCGTTTGGAGTTTCACTGTGATTGTAGACCATACCAAGCCCAAGCGGGACAAGATAGTCTTCATCATCTTCATAGGGCGAATAAAACATGTAGTCGTGCAATACACAAGTATCTCCAAAGTCATCTTTATCAGCGACAAGATAAGGACACATCTCAATTGTATCGCCTTGAGAATAGTCCTTATCTGCGAAGACACCTTGTCCATGTATAGGTGAATCTTTAACATATGGCATTAACGTCTTTTCTTTGACATCTTAGCCATACCGCCGCCCATCATTTTCTTCTTCATCATGCCGCCGCCACGCATTTTCTTTTTCTTTGCCATTTTTGCCATGCCGCCGCCAGCCATTTTACGTTTCGCCATTCCACCGCCACGCATTTTCTTTTTAGCCATTTTAGCTTTACCCATTGCCATTTCGTAATCTCCTTCTATCAAGAACTAAGGCTTCATAAACGTCTTCTGGAAAATGCTCATAGTAATCACACTTTTCCAGATATAACGATGCATCGTCTAGTTTAGATAACAACTGCACAAAGACCATGCAATAAGATAGGCTGTCATCAGTAACCTCATCTACGAGGAAATCTAATCCAGCCTCTGTTGCGTCATAGTCGGGGTGGAACACCATCAGGTGCAAATCAATACCTGCCACTGACGCTAACTCATTTATGCCATCACAATACCCATCTAGGTATTCCATGTCTGGCAAATTCTCTTCTGCCCATACTACTATTTCATAGTCGTGGTTATTAAAGTTACGGACCTCTTCCATAAGCCCATCTAGTCCTGTATTAATACTAAAGACTACTTTATTATCAGCCCATGCTTTTCTAGCATAGGGGCAAGGTGGTAGACCATTTAGTTTTGCGTTGGGTACTTCTAAAAAGTCTTTTGACCACTTGCGTATATCAGCTTCTACGGGATGCACGGGTCTTCTTTTTCTGTGATTCGATAAACTTGCGGTATACACTAGCTGCCGCAGTTTTCCCCGCAACTCTGGCTCGTTGTTCCATAGCAATAGCAGCTTGTGTCTTGTGAGCATGTGAACGTCCAGATGCTTTTATTTTACGCACAGATGCTTCTGCATCTTTAACTGTAGCAAACTTCAGACCCTTAATTGTACCCTTTGGGTTTTCATCTGTGTACAGGTCACTGTGTTTCTTAGAACTAGCAGGTTGCCCTTTCTTTCTTGGTATTCTTTTAAAAGCCATTATGCCAAAGGATTCCTCTTACGTGCATTTCTTGTACGTGTGTATGACCTGTTCTTAGCAGCAGGCACCACTTTTGTTCTGCTATTCTTGTTTAGTGCATTGCCGCCCACGTGATGCACGTCCTTGCCATCACCTTTACGAACCAGACCTGCTCTCATAGCACGTCTACGCGCAAGATTACGATTAGCCCGTTTCTTTTTTACAACAGGCTTAGAATCATAACGCTGTTCTTTTTTATAATTACGGACGGTGCCAACCATGTTAATTATTTAGAATTTTCTTAACAACGTCTGGGCGTTCTTTTGCTAATGCCCTTAGTCCGGGGTTCATCTTGTCAGTTACGTTGCCGCCGCCAGAATACATATGCATTTTTCCATTTGCCATACCACCCTTTTGCATAGCGGCTTTGCCCTTTGCCATTTCTGCTTGTTGTTGCATGGCTTGTGCATCAGTAGCTGTGCCTTTAGGCATTTTAAGTCCAGCAGCCCTGACCCTAGCCCGTAATAGACGCATAGCATCTGCTTCATCCATATCATTCTTTCTGGCAAGTTCCATAACTTCGGCTTGTATTTCTTTAAAGGTTTTAGCCATTACTATTTACCTTTCTTCTTTAAACTTTCTTTAGCAGCTTTATTAAGTTTCTTAAAAGCCTTGTACTTATCTTCTTGTTGCAATCTTTTTGCTGCAGTAACTTTAGGCTTACTAAAATCTACTTTACCTGTCTGTGTATTTATCTGATGATACATCTTTTCAGATTTCTTCGTAGTTTTACTTGTATTCGTTTTTGGACGCTTTGGTGGAGATTTAGGCAACAACGGTGCTTTCTTTTTGCCAAGCTGCCCTCTTTTTTGTGCGTCACTGACGGTTGTTTTCTTGCTTGGCGTTGGTCTAACCTGCCCTCTTTTTTGTGCATCACTAACTGTTGTTTTTTTGCTTGGTCCTATACCAGACTTTCGTGCAGCTATTCTTTTTGCCGCTTCATTTTGGGATTGGCGTTTTGTGTAAAAGCTATCAACGTCTTTCAAGAGTTTACTTATGGCAGAGGGTTCAGCCTTTCCATATTTTTCTTTTATCTTTTTTATACCGTGACGCAATTTAAAATCAGTCAATTTTCCTGCACGATGTTGTCTTCGCAATGCAGCAATTTCTTTGTCCATTTTACTTTGTGTTTTTGGATCTCCGATAGCCATTAGTATTTCCCCTTCCTAGACTTTGGTGATGATTTAGTACTGCCGCCTGCTCCACCCCAGAGTGTGCGGCAAGCCCAGTACCGGGCTGTCAAGATGTCGCTGGCAGTATCACACTTGTGTCTAGCACGAAACGACTTACGGGCTGCAGCACTATAGTTGTGACCATAGCCTGTAGCACCAAAATGAATTAATCTGATTGTTTCACCTTTTTTGGCAAGAACCATTTTCTTTTTGCCCGCACGATTACTTTTGATAGGCTTGTTGTAACCGGGGAATGTTATGCCACGATATTTTACAGACATTATGTTGACAACTCCTCCACAGGATCTGGCATATTGGGTGGTTCATTAAACATTAACGTCATTGGACCACAAGAAGCAGCCCAATCTTTTATCTCACCAGACTCTAGTCTAGGTTGATGCATACGTATGACAACTTCTTCTGTAGGACATTCAAGCACGTTTTCTGTGTAGCTTTTAAGTGTGTCATCAGGCATGACAATTACAGATAAAAATACATAGAAGGTAATAGGTATCATTGTTCATCTTTTTCTGTCCACCCTTCAGCCCTCATAGCATCTTCTACGTGCTTCAAAGTAAACTTACGCCCATAGTGGGCTTCTACCGCAGCACGAACATAGAACACATCACTGTGAGGTATGTGCAAACGGTCTAATGTATTAGTACGAATAGCATCATAGAATGCATCAAGTACATTGTCTGTGTATAGTTTTACAGATTTTTTAGCCAAAGTCAAGAACTTTCTTTAAATATACACGAATATATACTATACTGTACATTTAAGTGTTCATTATAGTGTTTTTAACAATCTTAATTTATAAACACTTTAGTGTATCACTTAGAGTGTAGTGTAGTTATACATATTTTACCATTCCTTGTCAACCCCGTCAAGCACTTTTTTTGAAAAAAACATATATATGCCTATTTTTTAGGCAATTGTACAATACTTGTGCATATTAGTTTAACAGTTACCCCTGTGGTTAACACTTAATTTCCCTGATTTGTGTATTTCTCTGTATATACGTACGTATACCGGGGGTGTGGCACCTGCACGGCCTGCACCTATGACCGAAATTTTGGATGCCAAGCCCCGCAAAACAAAAAACAATATTGCATCAACCCTATGATGACAGCCAATTAGCGCGGCAATGGGTGATTATCGTTAAGTGATAGCGTAACAATTACCGATCAAGCCATGCCCCAAAAATATCATCGTATAAAATGCCGCGTTAAAAATGATAACGGGGTGTATATAATCACACACTACACCCCCCCTATAAAAAACGTGGTAATTAACACATTTTTTTTACCCCATACCCTATTTTATCGCTTGACGTATCAAATAATATCGTGATAAGGTATACACATACTCAATAAAAGAGTAGGCCAACGGGCGGCATTGCCCGATTATAGATAGGATCTATCATGACTTGCATTATTAAAAAGCTTTTCCACGCTACTGCAACCCGTAACACTAAGGCTGTCCGTGCCAATGCTTTCGACATTGTCGAGCGGT